CCAAAAGCCGCCGTTCGACCTTGCCTATTATTGCGTAGGTCTCTACGGTGTTCGCCGTGATTTTGGGTTTTTTAGCCATTTTGCGCTGCTGCTGTTAGTTCCTCCATAACGATTTTAATATACCGGTCCAGGATCTCCTGGGCGTGGTTCGCCGGCCCCGTCAGTACGTCGTAGCCTTTGGACTCTACGTATAGGGCGTAACCTTCGCCGGCTACAATTACGCCGACTATGCCGTCCGGGTACTGCTTCGCCACTTCCTCTACGGTCTCCCGGGCGGCGGCCTGTCCGTGGCTCCCGTCGCTGGTCCCGTTCCCGGCCGACATGTATTCCTCCGTAAAGGGTTCCCCGTCTATGTAAATGCCGTAACCGATGGACGACCGCAGGTTGCTGGTCTGGTCCTGGTACGTGTTAAGTTCCCGCGCTTCCGCCGCTATCTCGAGCAGCGTCATGCGGAAGGCTTCGGCTATGGCCTGCGGGACGACCTCTGCAAGCCGCCCCAGCTTGGCCATAATCTCGTTTACGTTAAATTTCGGTTCTATACATCCCATAATGCGTTGGAATTTGCCCGGAATGGCGGCTATTTCGCCGTTTCCGGGCGTTTTACGGTTTCGGCGGGGACTTTATAGGGTCGGTTCCGTAATGTCCTGGAAAGCGCCCGTTTCTTCGTCCGCTTCTATTTCCTGGATCTCCGCGTCTACGTCGTCCACCCAGCCCAGGCGCGTTACGGCGTTCCGCCTGGAAGTGATGGCCTTCTGGCCGGTCGCCGCCATAAGGATCTCTACTTTCTCCTTTTCGTCCTCCAACATGAACGGCTTTACGATCGGCTCTACGGTCAAGCTGTCGCAAGCGGCCCCGAATTCCTCTTTACCGGCGTTCAGCTGCTTCAGGAAGGCCTGAACTACTGAATAGCGCCTTTGCAAGTATTCGCCAAATACTTCCATTTTGTCCTCGACCTTCAGGTGCGCGTCCATGAACATAAGGCGCAAGGCTACGCCGGAAACGTTCAAGCCCTTAACGCTTTCCCAGCTGATGTCCGGGGTCTGCGTTATCGTGTAAATTAGGCGCAGCAGGGTCTCTATTTCAAGCTTTACGCTATTCGGGGCCTGGTCCCACGTCATATAGTGGGCGTCTCCGTCCGGATCCATCTCAATAACGGCCCCGGCTTCGCCCTTCTTTGCGAAGCTTACTATATTGCCCTTCGTTACGATCTTCGGGCTGCTGTGGTAGTCGTTCGTTTCGGCGAAGTTGGAAAGGAGCTTTTCGAGCCGGTCGATAAGGCCCTGAACGTCCGCCCACTCCGTTTCGGGCTGCCTTCCGTAAATAACGGGAATTTTGCCCAGGGAGTTCTTTTTGGGGAAGCCCTCTATAAGCTCCCAGCTGTCGTTCTGGTTCATCCACCTGTACGTGGCTTCCGCCGTGTACGTCTCGAAATACTTACGTTCTACGCCGTTCGCGTCCTTGATGCTGAATTCGCGGGAAAAGGCCACCAGGTCCCCCGTTGCGTCAAAGTACGGATAAAGGGTGTCCCCCTTAAGCGGAGAAAAAATAAGGGTTCGCAGCTTGAAGTTCGCTTCAAAGCCGTAAAGGGTGTTTTTCGGGGCCGGTACGGTATACCAAAGTTCCGCGGCTTCCGTGGCGCTGAATATCTGGCGGGCGATCTTGCGGTTCAGCGTCTGGCTCTTTGCCTGCTTTAAGGCTTTCTTCAAGGCCTGGAGGACCTCCTTTTCCGCTTCCCCTTCCGGTTCTGCGTCAAGCAGTACGGGGTTCCCGAAAAGGAAGGCGACGGCCCTCTTTACGATAAGCTTCTGCAAGGCTACGGCTACGCGGGCGACTTTCTCCCTGCGCCAGGTGGTTCCGTCCTGGGCGGTCTCTGTCACTTTGATGGTCCGGTCCGGGTCCCGCGTATCTTCGTCCCCTGCGACCTGGTTCGGGTCTGCGGGGTCCGTCTTGACCCAGCGGTCCTTCCGCTTTACGGGGTCCATAACGTCGTGGCCTTCCGGTTCAAGCTGGGCGGCGTAAAGCTTCGCGTTCGGGACCGCGTCCAGGCGGCCCTTCTTAAGCTCGTTAATGAGCGCTTCCTGGTTGTCTCCCTTGAACAGATCCGCAAGGGTCACCGGCTGCTCCTGGTTGGTTGTGCTTTTTTCTTCTGGCATGGTTCGTGGTGTTTATTTGTTTAACTTCAAAGGTTCGCTTAATGGAATACGCCGACGGCGCTGATCCGGCCGGCGTCCTTCCTGAATTCGACCGTACCCGTCAAAGCATCCGGGGCGTCGTCGTGGGCGTTCTTTCCTATCTTGGAAAAGTGCGTTATAGCTTCGTAGAATTTCGGCCACAAGTGTTCCCAGCCCTCCGGGAAAAATGTAAGGTTCTGGACCTCGTTGCTGTTGTGGAAAATTCTTTCATTCTTGTTTTTGTCCTGGAAAAACCACCGGAAGGCCGTTTTTCGGTTTACGAAAACGGTGCGGCAGAGTTCCTCTACCTTGCGGGCGAAGCTGCGGCCGCCGTTATTGCTTTCGATGATGGCTTCCTGGACGCCGTGGTTCGTTATGCGCCGGGCGGTCTCGCTCTCTGTTACCTCCATCGGCTTATCCGTGTAGTAAACGTCTAAAATATAGTTTCCGATGTCCGTCTCTACGTAGGTAATGGAGCATAAGTAGTCCGTTCCCGTGTCCGCGGTGTCCGTGTAATTCTTGACTTTCCGGTATTTGGTCGCCGGGACCTCCGTATAGGTGCGGAAGCCCCTTTCATACATAAGGCCTTCAAGCGGCCGGGGGTTCTGCATGTACTGCGTATCGAATACAAAGCCGTTTTTCTCGCGTAGGTCGTGCAATTCCTCCAGGGTGTGCTTGAAGGGCCACAGGGCCTTTTCTTCGCCGGTCTCCGGGTCTACCTGAATAACGGGAAGCTTTATAACCGTCCATACGTCCGGCTCTAAGCGTTCAAGGTAGCCGCACAGGTCGTTATCGTCGAGCCGCTGCATGATTATAATTATGGGCGTTTTGCGGCTATTGGTACGGTTCCGGATGGTGGTCTCGAATTTCTGGTTAATCTTTTCGCGGATCTGCTCGCTTCGCGCGTCGTCCGGCTTGATCGGGTCGTCTATTACAATAGCGCCGCCGAAGCCTTCCGCTTCCAGGGCGGCGTGGTCCTCGAGTTCCTGAACTTCCGCGGCCAGGGCTTCTTCTTCCTCTTTGTCTACGATGCCGGCGCCGAAGCCGGTAACTTGCCCGGCGCTGGAAATAGCGTACATTCCGCCGCCGGCGCGGGTCTCCCACTTGCGGGTGCTTACGCTGGTGGGCTGCGCCTGCGGGAACAGGAGCCGGTATTCCTCCGACCGCATGATCTGCTGTACGCCGCGGGAATTATCGCGGGCCAGGTCGTCGCTATACGACAAATGAATGAAGCGGGCGGCCGGGTTTACGGCGAAGCCCTCCGCTATAAAGTTCTTAATAGCTAATTCCGTCTTTCCGTACCGGGGGGCCACGTTAATGATAAGGCGGTTAATTTCGCCTTTCAGTACGCGGTCAAGGGCGGCGGCGATGATTTTGTGGTGGTCTCCTACGATAAATTTACGCTTGTATAGCTTCTTAAAGAAGTAGCGCGTAAAGTGGAGCGTTCCCTGCATCACCCACGTCTTTGTTAAATCTATGTCCCGATACGCTTCCAACGGTTAAAAATCTTCGTTTAACTTCTCAATAAAGGCGGCGGCTTCCTCCTTCGTAAGTATGCGCGGGGCCACCAGGTCCGCTCCGTTCGCGCCTGTAAGCTCTACGCGCTTAGGGTTGCGCCGGTTATAGAGCCGGTCCGCCAGGCGCTCTACGGTCGTGGTGCGCCCGTTTTTCATGTCCGTAAGAATGGCGACGGCCTGGTTCTTAGGGTACGACGGTACGCTGTCCAGCTGAATTAGGGCTTTCAGCTGGCTGTCCGTAAGGGAAATTAAAGCCGCATCCCAGTTGTCTAATTCCTGGGGGCTAAGGTTGTAAAGCTTCCGGGCGCTTTTCCCGAATAGCGTTTTAAGGGTGTCCCCGACGTGGTTCTTAGGCCGGCCGGCGGGGTTCCCGCTCTGGCCTTTCTTCCACGGGGGGCGCAGGCCCTCTGTATTTGGTGCTTTGTTTGCCATATTTCGTTACGGTGTTACGCCCGGGCTGGGCGGTGCTTTCGCCGGTTCCTTTCGGTGTTGCTATTGCCCGCGGGCTACGATATAGTTTCCTATGTACTGCGCCTTTTCCCCGCTCTGCTTTTCCCAGCGTTTAATAATTACGTCGCAGTAGGCGGGATCAAGCTCTACGGTAAAGCAAGCGCGGCCGAGCTGGTCCGCCGCTATTAGGGTGCTTCCGGATCCGCCGAAAAGGTCCACTACAATCTCCCCGGGGCGGGTCGAATTCTTAAGCAAGCGCCCGCAAAGCTTGACCGGCTTCATCGTCGGGTGGTCTGCGCTGATCTGGGGCTTGTTTTCGTGTATAGCGGTGTTCGGTATCTGGGCGGCTTCTATTAGGTCCTTCAGGGCCTGCTTTAGCTCCGTTTTGCTCATTTTCTCGAGGTCAAGCTGCGCCGCGTCCTCATATACGGTCAGCTGGTCCCGGCGGTCCACGAAATAATGGGGCTTTCCTTCCTTCCAGCCGTAAAGGATGGGTTCGTGCTTCCACTGGTAGTCCTGCATTCCGAGGACCATGTTGTTTTTTACCCAAATAAGCTGCTGTTTGTAGGAAAAGCCCGCGCCTTCAAGGGCGGAAATAAAGTTTATAGCTTCGCGGCTCGCGTAGAAAATGTAAATAGCTGCGCCCGGCTTCGCCACCTTGTACATGCCTTCAAAGGCTTTGTTTAGGAAGATGCCGAACTGCTCCCGGGTCATTTTGTCGTTTGCGATGTCCTTCTGGATCCGGTTTCCTTTGTCCGCTTTGTTAAGGACTTCGTTTTTGGCGGAATAGTCTACGTTATAGGGCGGGTCCGTGAGTATAAGGTCCGCTTCGCGTCCGCCCATCAAAAGCTTAAGGACGTCCGGATCCGTGCTGTCTCCGCAGATAAGGCGGTGGCGGCCCAGCTGGAAGATGTCGCCGTTCTGGGTCGTGGGGGCCTTGCTCAATACGTCGCCGGGGTTGAAGTGATCTTCCTGGGCGTCCTCCTGGGGGACGTTCGTGTCAAGGTCTGGAAGGTCGACGCCCCAGTCTACAAGCTGGGCGAGGTTCCATTCCGCCGCGAAGTCCGCGGGGTTCCAGTCGCCGTAGCCTACGTTATCCTTAATCAGGAAGGCTTTTACTTCCTCTACGTCCGCGCCCTCCGGGAATACCTTACAGGGGGCGTTCGTGTAGCCGAGTTCCTTCAAGGCCCGGAAGCGCATATTTCCGCCGGCTATTACGTACTTCTCGCCGTGCTGAATAACTACAATTTCCCGGAGCGACATCATGCCCGGGTGGTCGGTTATGCTCTTTTTTAGCTTCCTGTATTTTTCTTCCGAAATGGTCCGCGGGTTCTTTGGCAGGCCCTCGATCTGGCCTTTGTTCAATTCAAGGGCGGAAAGGGGGAGCAGCTGGCTCTGTACCAGCTGCGCTTCCTGGAAAGTCTGCGGGGCGGCCGCGCCCTTGCGGGCGGCGGCCTTCTTTGTCGTCTCTGCCATGCTTAGTAGGGTAAATCGTCAAGCGCTCCAAAGTCCGGCATATCCATGCCCCTGTAATACGCGGCGGAAGAGTCGCCCCCTCCGTTGCTCCATCCCCCGGCGGTCCGGGGGTCGTCGTACATGCTTGCCATAGCTGTGTGCTTTTAGTCGTTGAACTGCTTTTTTATGAATTCCGCCCAGAGTTCGTCGTGCCGGACGGGCTTGTTTATCGTCTTGTAGGTCTCTACGATCCGGCCCAGGTGTTCGTCGTAGAAGTCGTAAATAACGGGGTTTTCCTCGATCGTGAACTGCTCAATATTCCCGGAACTGCGAAGGTTCGCGCTTCCGTGCATGACTATCTTGCGCCCGCCGGCGGTCTCGAATTGCGCCGTTTTGGTATGAACGCCGGCCACCGCAAGCTGGAAGCGGTCATCTACGTCGAGCTTCCGGTAAATGTAGGGGACCAGGCTGTGGCGCTCCATGCCGTAAAAATAGGCGCTGACTATAAGGTCGAGCCGGTCGATGTAGCCGTGGCGCAAAAGGGCGGCGAGGCTGTCCGCGTTATTCTGGTTAAGCGAAAGCGTAGAAATTAGAAGCTTCCGGCATTTTACGTGATGCTCTACCAGGTAGGCTTCCAAAAAGTCCCCGAAAATGAAGTTACCGGAGACGAATACGTCCGTTCGCTCCCCGAAGTCCAGCTTTATGTCCCGCGCAAGCACCCGGGCGTTGTCGTAACATACGCCTTCCTCTGTTACCGGCTGGAAGACCCGGGGCTTAATATAGCGCGTTTCCTCCGTGGCGGCGCCTTGCTCCGTCGCTACAAAGTCGAACATTCCCGGGTCAAAGTCCGGGACCGCTATTCCGCCGACGTCCCAGATGGGCGCGTCCTTCTTTGGGGCCTTCTTTTTTGCCATGCCGTTACTTGCTGCGCTTTTCCGGTTTTCCCGGTTCAAGCTGGTAGGCGCTAAGCCAGCCGGGGAGCGGCTTTCCGTGTAGCTTTACGCGGAAACGCTGCAGCCCCCCGTCCTGGCTCTGCTCAATTATGCGCGCCCGGAAGCCCGTAAGATCCGGCCGGTCCGGTATGCGCATAAGGATTACTTCGTCGCCGACGGTCATAGCCCGTAGAAGTCCGCGAAGGTCGTAAGGTAGCCGCCGCCGCACCAGACTATGTATTCGGCGTAAAGTACGGCTATAAGCCCGCCCAGGGCGGTCGCTACTGCGTCCTTCCATTCTACGCTGTGGCCCCTGTGCTTGATGTCGTAAATCTCTTTACCGATTCCCGCTGCTACTGCAACAAGAAAAGCAAGGCCCCCGGCCCAGTTGAAAAAGCCGCGGAAGGGAAGCTTAAGGGCCAGGAAAAGGCCCAGGAATAGGCCGGAAATAACGGCCCCGCCGCAAATGTGCAGGAGCTTATCCTGCGGAAGATGGGAAACGATCCACTTGATAATTTTTTCAATCATAGCGCGCTGTTTTTTGTGTTTTGGAATGTGCCAGGGGGTCCGCGTTCGCGGATTCCCGGTACAAAAATACAAAATTCCGCATTAGTGTAATACGGAATTATGCAAAGGGATTATTATAAAGTTACCAACAGCGGCCCCCGGGTGGCGGGATGTAACTCGTTACGGCTTCGCGGAATTCGTCAAGGCTCCGGCAAATTACGTATTTGTAGCCGGTGCGCTCGACGGCCCTCTGCCAGTCCGCCTGTTTGTCCCTCTGGCGGCTCCCTTTCTCCGTGGTTTTCATCTCTATGCAAAGCCCGTGAAATTCCCCGGAAGCGGAAGGGGCCAGCAGCAAAAGGTCCGCCACCCCGGCGGTTACGCCTTCGCCCTTCATGATGGCGGCTTCGCGCGCTCCGCGCGCTCCGCCGTTCCCTACGGCGAAAAGGTTAAGCGCAAGGGAGGCGTATTGAAGCCGGAACCATTGGACGCATTGCTGCTGGATCTCGCTCTCTACGTGGCTGGGCTTTTTGCGCTGCTTCTCTCCTGGAAGGTCCCGGCCGGTCAGGAAAGCGTCTAATACCTCCGCGGGGGTGGGTTTTCTGGAAGCTGCCATTACTTGAATAGTACCTTTGCGGGGTCTGCCGCCCAGCGCTTGCATCCTGAATAGTCCGGCGTTCTGTAAGGGAACGTTCGAATAGCGTGGCAATAGCCCACCGTTATTTCTTGCCCGTCCCGGTCCCGCATCTGGGTTTCCCGGTAGTGCTTGCAATATTCGCAGGTTCTCATTTTAGAAAAGTGTTAATTCTTGAACTGGAAACGGCGCAAAGCCGCAGCCGCCGCGGTTGTCCAGGTTTTGCTGTGGCCCTCCCGGCGTGACCTCGCTCCCGCCGTGTAATCCGCAAATAGAACCTTCCGGCCTGTATTCCTGGCTAAAAAAGTCGTAATTATACCACATGCAAGCTGCGCAGCGCATCCGTTTCATGGTTATCTCTGTTTAATGAATTTCTGCCCGTTTACGCGGATGTACTTCGTTTCCGCGTTGTAGGCTCGAATTAGCGCCCGGATGGACGTGTCTGGAAGGGCGGGGCAGTCGAAGTCCCGGAAGGCGAAAGCGTCCCCCTGTCTGTCCCCGAAATTGCGCAAGGGATACCAGCGGCCAAACGACGGGCCTTCCTTTACGTAGGCTTCTACTACGTAGCCGCCCGGGGTGTTATTTACTTGGAATTGCATAAGCTCTGGAATTAAAGGCCCGGAAGGTCGCCCCGCCGGGCCTGGTTTGAAGGTATCTAAAAATTCTTTCGGGTTCATACGGCGGCGACCTCCGGGGCCTTCGCCGGTTCTGGCAGGAACTTGAAGGGGCAGCGGCGTTTCCCGCTTTCGTAGTTCGGGCAGCGCTTCGTGTCCTGGTTGTAATACGCCGTATAGCCGTCGAGCCTGTACCCGCGCTTTTTCAAGGTGTGGCGGATCGTGTATTCCCGCTTTTCCATCGCGTGGACCCGCTTCCAGCCCTCTGCGTCGTCCGGGGCCGGAATGTAGTAGCGCAGGCGTAGGTTCTGTTTAATGTTCGGCGCAAAGCCGAGCTTCCGGCGCCAGAGTTCCTGGTGCGTGGTCTGCTTCCTGGTTTTGCGAGCCTTCTCGATGCGGGCGGCCTTCTGCTCAGGCGTCTCTATGTCGTGCCAGTTACGCCGGCCGGCCTGGAATTCCCCGGCGGGGTTCGCCCGCTGGCATTTCTGGAAGCGGCCCGGGTTGGCGGCTGCCTTCGTGCTGGCTTTTTGGCCGCGGCTGATCTTCGCCCCGATGGCCTTGATATTCCGTTCCCGGTGGTCCGGGACCTTCGTAAGCTTCAATTCCCGGGCTTTGCGGTGCAGCGTGGTCTGGCTGATGCCGAGCTTGCGGCCCAGGTCCTGGTTTAAGGCTGTCGGGAATTCCCGGCGCAAGGTCTCCAACATTTCCGGCGTCCATTCTATGGGCGTCCCCTGCTCCTGCGGCTCCCGGGTCTTACATCCGTACTGCTTCGCCAGCCGGTAATAGGCGGCCGTAGAAAAGCCGAGCTTCCGGCATATCTCCTGAACCGGCGCTTTGCCGAAATTGTCCAGGAAATATGCTTCTTCGCTCTGTGTTAAAACGCGCTTTTTCATTGCTTTTTCCTCCTTTTGCGATGCTCTCTCTGCCATGCAAGCCATTCCGCGTATTCTACGCAGTGGGCTATTTTCTCGAAGTAGCCTAAATATCCACCTTCGTTTGGCTTTAGCCCTTTCCGGCAATTATGCCAGACGGCTTTGTGTCCGCCGTCGGGCGGGTTTATAAGCTCCTTTTCGTTGTGCGGGCAGTCTGTGCAGGGCTTTCTCATCGGATCCGTTCCCCCAGCTGAATAACTAAGTATTCCTTCCCTGGCTCCGCGCCCCATTGCGGGCGGCCGGTCCCGACCTTTATTCCCTGGATCAAGTGCGCAAGCTGTGGGCGGTCTTTGGCGTAGCCCATGTAAAATAGGGCTGCTTCTGTTTTAGGAACTACCAGCCCGGCGTCTAAGGCTTTCGCCAGGGCTTCGTGGTTGCTCGCAAAGTAGGAAATTTCCTTCTTAGTGAGCGGGAATAAGCGCCGGGGGCTGTATACCCGGTTACAAAATAGGCGCTTAATCCAGTAGGGCGTAATTTCCCGGTATTCCTCCGGCTTTTCGCCGCTCTGGATCATGTTGAACCAGCGGCGCTTCAATACCAGCGGGGTGGCTGTATATGCTGCAAATAGTCTCATTTTATTACAAGATGCCCGTTTTGGTCGGCTTTATGAAGGTTAAAAAGCGGAAGGAATAGCGAAAGGCTCATTTTTTCGAGCGTTTGCTGAATAAGCCACTTCCATTCTTTCCGATAGCGGAAAAATTCTCTTTCCGTAATTGCGTAGCAAATTGCCCGTTTCTGCCCTCCGAACATCAGGGGCGCGTCGTTTTTAAGGGTCGCCCGGATCTGTATCTCTCCGTTTATTCCGACTACGGTAACGCTAAAGCCGTCCAGGGGGATTTCTGGATCCTTAAGCGTGTAAGCGCTGCGCGGTGTTCCCTCCGCCGTTACGTAGTCCTCCTGGTAGCCATTGTTTGTCAAGAATTCCGCAAGCTCGCGCGGAATTGGTGTATATTGCACTTTATTTTCGTTCATTATTCTACCTCCTGAATATCTACAAAGTCCGGAAGCGCCAGCGGGCGGTTCATTTCAATGAAAGCGAGGACGTTTTCCTGCTTTGAAAATTCCGTAAATAGCTGGTTCGCCATATAAATGAATTTCAGGACCTTAACGAAAAAGGCGGCGTTTTCCTCCGTTGCCGGCACTTCCTGCAAGTGGTCTACTTCCCCCCTAAAAGTCCCTTCCGGGGCCACGCATACCTGGTCGCAGAGCCAGTTTAAGTTCGTTTTGTCCTCCGGCTTTCTGTATGTATCGCAGCGTCGTTTTTTTAGCTCCTGTACTTCCTTCCCGCTCTTGAACCGGTAGCGCTTTCTATCGTATACGCCGACGAAAACTTGAAGCTTCGAGGGCCCGACGTGCATGGCGTCGGAATACTCCGTAAATTTAGCCCAGTGGCCTTTTTTCGTATCGCTGTCGTAGTTGCCTTTTTTAGCCCAGCCGCCGTTTGGCATGATTTCTCCGTCGTCGTCAATATAGCAGGAGCCGGCCGTTTTAATCTGGTATTTTATAACGGTTTCTTCCTGTATCAATTCCCGGCTAAGGGCCTCTTCCGCGAATTCACGGATACTCTTTCTAAGGTCGTCCAGCGTTTTTTCGCAAAAATAGCCGTCCCGCCCCATTCTGTTCTTGTGCAGGACCATCCCGTAGTCCTGTAACTTATTAACGGCTACTTCCGGCAAAGTCGTAGTAAAAAGCCCTTCTTTTGTTACGGATACGGGGGTTGTTATTCGTATAGTATCGCCGTATTCGTTACGCGCTACTACGTCGATGTCTGTAAGCTTTGCCATTATTTGCCCTCCTGATCTGCGGGTGTTACCTGGTCCCCGAACTGCTCCCCGGCGACCTCTACTACGGAGACGGAAGCCTGGCCCATCGTTATGTGGGTAATAGTGC